GGCGAACGGAGTATTTCTCCTGAAGAAAAATTACAGTTATATCAGAGTATAACAGGAAATAACGATACAAATGTTCCTGCTGATTTTGATGCAGAATTAAGTAAACTATTAGGTATAGTTGTTAAACGATCAGGCATTGGCGAAGCAGTTCGAGAAAATGCAGAAAATCCGGAAAACATAAATGATATAGGAAATTCAGAATTAGTTGAATCATATCTAGATGGAGGCAAACAGCCCTTTGGTAGACCTAAGTTTGTAGAAGAAACTACTCAAACAGGAGGTCCCCCAAATGTTAACAGATCAGTTGGTACAGGAATTTTTAAAAGAGGTAATATTACTATTAGTAATAAAGGAAGAGATTTAACTTTTAAGTCTGGTACAAAAATACAAGATATTATTGAAGAAGTTATTATTCTAAGCGACTACGGAAGAAAAATAGTAGACGAAGTGCCTGATAAAAAAGGTATGATTCCTTGGTTTAAAATAGAAGTCGATGTTTATAATATTACTAACTACGAACAAATGGATCTTTCAGGAGAATTTCCTAAACTTTATGTTTACAGAGTTATACCTTATAAGGCACATGTTAGTAGATACAGTCCTCCAACTAAAGCAAGTCCGGGAATAGAAGAACTTAAAAAAGAATGTTGTAAAGAATACGATTATATCTACACCGGAAAAAACGATGATGTTCTTAATTTTAATATTGAATTTGATAAAGCCTTTTTTACAGCGATTATGGCATACGGTGGAGAAAATAAAGCAGGAACAAAAGAAGAGAAAAAAGAAAGTCCTGGATTATCACCAGGTCATCCTGCGTATAAACCCAACACAGGCGATACTGATAACTTCTCTAGTTCTGGTAACTCAACATCTAAAGAGTCAAATAAGAACGAATCATCAGCTACAGCAGGTTTTTTAGAAAGAAACAAATCAAGTATTGCAAGAGATTTTAACGATGCACTAGTAAATAGCACCGTTGATTTAGTTACAGCTAATATGGAAATATGGGGAGATCCGTATTATATTACAGACAGTGGCATGGGCAATTACAATGCAGAAGAAACACCCTATATAAACTTAACTGAAGATGGCACAATGGATTATCAAACTTCTGAAGTCGATATTTTGGTAAACTTTAGAACGCCTGTTGATTATAACCAAGACGGAACTATGATGTTCCCTACAATGGGCGGCAAGCCTGTAGGAGCATTTAGCGGAGTATATCAAGTTATATTTGTAGGATCTAAATTTAGTGAAGGACAGTTTACACAAACGCTAAAACTTATTAGACGAAGAAATCAATCCGGCGCTGATACTAAATCAGAAACAACAACTGAAAATAATCAAGCAATGGTAGAAAAAACTGAAAACACTGAATCTGAAAATTCTCAACAAAACGGTAGTACATAAGGCAGAATATAAATGGCAGGAAGAAATACACTAACAAGACAAAGACGTCCAGATTGGATGAAAACATCCGGACCTTATCTAGGTAAAATTGCTAATCATCTAGATAGCGAATACATGGGATCAATAGAAGTTGAAATATTAAAAATTTCTGAGTCAGGTAATCCTGAAGGCGGAAGTGGATATTTTTTACCTTGCTACTATGTAAGTCCTTTTTACGGAGTAACACCTAGAGAAGGAGCAAAACCTAATCCGGGGTTTGCTTACTCACAACAAAGTTATGGAATGTGGGCAATTCCACCCGACGTAGGCACAACTGTGGTTGTAATGTGTATGGAAGAAAGTTTTGGATTTGGTTATTGGATTGGTTGTGTGCAAGACAAATACATGAACTTTATGGTGCCAGGTCGAGCTTCTACAACATACAATAGTGAGGATAATACTAGTCCAAAGCCTGTGGGTGAATATAATAAAACAATAGAAACAGCGGTAGGAAGAGATCCTACCAAATATATCAAACCTTGTGATAGTGATAATTGTTCTTCTTTAGAAACACAAGGATTAATAGGAGACACCACAAGAGGAACAACAACTTCAAGTGCAAGACGAGAAGTTCCGAGCATGGTATTTGGTATAAGCACTCCTGGACCTTCTGACAGAAGAGCAGGTGCACCTACAACCGGCTACGGTGAAGAGTTTGGTCGAAGTCAAGTGCCATTTAACAGATTGGGCGGAACTACATTTGTAATGGACGATGGTGATCCATTCCTACTTAGAAAAACACCAGCTAGTGGCGAAACTGCTGGACCTCCTGAATACGCAAGTGTAGAAAAAAATGAAACCGGAGATGTTACTTTACCACATAACGAATTAACAAGATGGCGTACTAGAACCGGTCACCAGATCCTCATGCATAATACAGAAGATTTAATCTACATAGGAAATGCAAAAGGGTCTACCTGGATAGAAATGACTGCCGCAGGAAAAATTGATATATTTGCTAACGACAGTGTAAGTGTGCATACAAAAAATGATTTGAATATTGTAGCAGATAGGGACATTATTATGAGTGCAGGCCGAAACATCTGTTTAACAGCAGGTAAAGATGGTAGAATAACAGCAGGAGAAGGAACTCATATAAATGCTAAAACTCATACAGAGACAGCGCCTGACGGTATTAACATGAATGGTCCTACAGCAACTCCAGCATATAGTCCTATGAGAACACCTCAACACGAACCTTGGGCTAGTCATGAAAACTTAAATCCTAAAGAATTTGGACCAGACAAAACTGACGCTGATCCAGAAGCAGGAAATATTACAGATGATACAGGCAACAATTTTAAAGCAGAATATGTTGCAGTAGCTGATACTTTCAGGAAAGGACAGTAAGGTAAATACGATATGAGTAATTTAGAAAAACAACTTTACAAACAAATTAATGTTCCGTCAAAGAAGCGTAAAAATGAGTCTATACCCGGGTCAAGAACTTATAGAGGTATAAGCACAGTCAATGACGGAAATTCTAGTAAAGTTCTTTATGATCTTGCACTTATAAAACAAGACATACTAAATCACTTTCATATTAGACAAGGTGAAAAACTAAGTGATCCTGAATTTGGAACGATTATATGGGATGCTCTTTTTGAACCATTTACTGGTGATATGAAAAATGCAATTATTGAAAATGTATCTAATATTGTCAATTATGATCCTCGTGTAAAGGTTAATAATATAATCGTTGATCAGTACGAAAGTGGTTTACAAATTGAAATAAGTTTAACCTATCTTCCGTACAATATCTCCGAACAAATGAAGCTAACATTTGATCAAAATAATGGTTTCTTAAATACATAATTAACTACGCACATATCTCAATAAGCTAAATATTGTATAGAAGGAAAAGCCATGTCATCAACAGATAGACAAAATAGACTATTAGTAGCAGAAGATTGGAAACGCATTTACCAAAGCTATAAAAATGCAGATTTCCAGAGCTATGATTTCGACAATTTACGTCGAACAATGATCTCTTATCTAAGAGAAAATTATCCGGAAGATTTTAACGATTATATCGAATCAAGTGAATATCTTGCATTGATTGATCTAATTGCATTTTTAGGACAAAACCTTGCATTTAGAGTAGACTTAAATGCCAGAGAAAACTATCTAGAACTTGCAGAGCGTAGAGAAAGTGTTCTCCGCCTTGCTAGATTACTTTCCTATAATCCTAAGCGTAACCAAGCAGCAAACGGATTATTAAAAATTGAAAGTGTAAGCACATCTGAAACATTATTTGATAGCAATAATATAAACCTAGAAAACCAAACTATTCTATGGAATGATCCTTCTAATCCTGATTGGTATGAACAGTTTATTAAAGTAATGAATAGAGCACTACCTGTTAATGGAACATTTGGTCGTCCTGTTAAAAAGGACATAGTAAACGGAATCAATACAGAACAGTATAGATTTAACTCTAACAATTCAGATGTACCTGCTTTTAGTTTTTCAAAACCTATCGACGGAAGCACAACAAGATTTGAGATAGTTTCAACTGATATTGACAATGGTAACATTTTAGAAGAATCTCCATTTCCAGGAAATAACTTTGCATTTTTATATAGAGATGACAGTAGAGGACCTGCAAGTTCTAACTCGGGATTCTTTTGTCACTTTAGACAAGGCACATTAGATCAAGGAACATTCAATGTATCTAGTCCTAGTACTAACCAAGTTGTTGCAGTAGATGCAACAAATGTTAACAATACTGATTTGTGGCTTTACAAATTAGATAGTTTTGGAAGTGAAATTGAACAATGGACAAAAGTAGAAGCAGTTGAAGGCAACAATGTAATTTATAATAGTTTGAACAAAAACATAAGAAACATCTTTAGTGTGTTAACAAGAATAGACGACAGAGTTAGTTTAATTTTCTCTGATGGTGTCTTTGGCAACTTACCGCAAGGTAACTTCCGTGTTTATTATAGATCAAGTAAAAATCAAAGACTTGTAGTAGATCCAAAAGATATGCGAGGAATTAGCATTGATATTGATTATATTTCACAAACAGGAAAAATAGAAACTATATCATTAACATTTAGTTTACAATATACTGTTGACAATGCAAGTGTTTCTGAAACAAATGCTAATATTAGACAAAGAGCACCTGCAACTTATTATACACAGAACAGACTAGTTACAGCAGAAGATTATCAAATTGGACCACTAGGTATAAGTCAAGAAATTATCAAGACCAAAAGCGTAAACAGAACAGCTAGTGGTATCAGTAGATATTTTGATTTATTAGACGCAACCGGAAAATACAGTAAAACTAACTTGTTTGGAACTGACGGCATAATTTATAAAGAGTTTACAAACAATAAAGAAACATTTAATTTTATAACTCAGACAGATGTTGAAGGACAAATACTAAACACTATCGAACCGATACTGTCT